ATCCACATATAGCTTTGAACCTTTGTTCAAATAACAATAATTGTTTAATTCTTTAGCTATGTTAGTACTGTTCGGTTCAACTATTATCTTGAAGTCTTGCATCCTTACAATACCGCTTTCGATAGTTCCTTTCTTAACCGCTTGAATGTTTATCTTTTGAAATCTTAAATCATCAATCAATCTCGGCTCGGCGCTATCTGCAATTATCAAACCGCCTTTAGTTTTTTCAAGTAGCATTTTGCTCAACTCATGCGTTTTAAGTCCACGTTGGTAAATGTGTTCTTTGACATATAGCAATTTGTTTTTCACATCGATTGCCACTTCAGCCAATGCGTCAGGATCAATCGAGAAACCAAAGTCCATCCCGAATGAAGTTTGAAGATAGTTCGGATTGAATGCACCGAACTCCCAATTAGTAAACACCACGCCTTCAGCTTTTTCAAGCCAACCGCCTAAAATAACGTGATTGTATTTGTCAGGATTATGTATCTTAATTTTCTCAACCTCTTGTAAGAAAGAAACGCCTAAATTCTTGATGTTATCTTCGTAGGTAGTATGTATGTATGTCGTATTGCCTTTCGTTCCATTAAAGCCTTCTTTGATACCTTCTTGCTCAAAAAATTTTCTATATATCCAATGTTCTTTTGTGGCTGGGTTAAGGATTAATATAATCCGATTTTGCTTATCGTTTGAACGTATTGATAAATTGATTTTATCAAAGGTTGCTTCGTCTGTTAGCTCTTCAGATTCATCTAGCACCCAAGTTGTTACTCCTTGCAAAGATTTCAAGTTAGCCGTTTGGTCACCGCTCGAAGTCTTTAATCCTTTGAAAAATATCTCGCTTTGAGATTGCTTATTCTTAATTTCACTTTTAGAGATACTAAACATATCCTCTAATTTAAGTAACTCTATTTTCTCTTTAAATTCTGGAATGATAGACAAGTGTGCCGATGTCATCGTTTGCCTCGTAAATAGTATCTTATGACCTTGCTCAAATGATAATAACGTTATGAACCTACCAACCTCAAATGACTTACCACTACCACGACCACCCGTGACTACGAAATATCTACTTTTTGAACCAAGTAAATCCCATGCCTTACTGTGCTTCTCCATTATAGAGTTTAGAGATATCAAATTCCTTTATCGTAATGTCATTATCAATCTGTTGAACTGGTGCTCCGTAACCGCTATCCATCAATGCCTTATATGCGTTCGTATCGCCTTCACGAGCTTTCTTAATTAAAGCTAATGTCATTAAATCTTCCTGACTCATATTCTCATTCTCGCCCGTTAACGGATTCTTTAAATTCTGATTAACTTCAAGCCAACGACGTGCAATCGTGCTACGATTCTTTGAACCTTTCGGGCGCCCGTTTGGGTTCCCGCTTTCTCCTTTTTTAAATATTGTTTCTTTGTTTGGAAATTCTGCCATAATACCTGTTTTATTCCTGTTATTTTAATTCAAATGATGTTGTTAATCTTTGTTTTGAAGCATCAATAATTCTATTTTTTAAATCACCTGTATGTGGTGTATTTCTTCCAAATTGTTTGCAAATCCAAATTGAACTTTTCTTTAAAGCAAAAATTAAACTTGGTGCTGATGTAACAATAGTATATCTTTGTTTTTCTTTTTTATAAATATTACCAATTTCATTTAAAAATTTAATACCAAATCCCGCTCCTTGATAATCAGGTAAAATAACTAAACGATGAACTTTTTTAATATTTTTTGCCTTTGGATGTGGAAAATGTAATACACTTAAAAATCCAGCGACTTGATCATTAATCATGGCTATAAATACATTTGCAGCGTTATTATGTGAATGACTTAAATAATGGTGTTTAGCAAACATTTTCCATATTGACTTATCTGCTGTTTGGAATATTTCAAATTTAATTTCTGGTCTATTTTTTTTTTGCCCTTCAAAAGATTGAAAGGTCATTGTATCTGTATTAAAAACCCAATCGGGTAATAACCAATCTTCTACATCGTGATGACAAGTTACTGCAATAAATTTTTTATCTGTTTTTCTTATTGCTTTTTGCATTGCAAATGAACCTATTTGAGCCACATTTCTATCTACAACTGAAGTAAATTCATCAAATACAAAAAACTTTTTTTCATCTAATATAGCTCTTGCTAAATCAACTCGCATTTTTTGACCATTACTTAGTACTGAATATGGTTTAAGCCATGAAGGTGGGGAACTAAAACCAACAGAATTAAAAGCATTTGTAATTTGTTCTAAACTACATTCTTTTGGCATATCATCCAAAATAGTTTCTGCTTTATATTCAAAATTTGTTATATAAGCATTTTCAAATAATTGTTTTGCTATGGTTGTTTTACCTGTACCACTTTTACCAACTATTAATCCTACTTGCCAATTTTCATTTATATCAATATTACCTTGGAAATGTTCTACAATATGTTCTGATTGTAAATCAAATTTACCAATCACTGAAGCAACTCTAAAAGTTTGCTTTGGTTTTACTTCTTTTATAATGTCAAAAGTCGGCATTCGTATCCTTGTTCTATTAATTTGTTATAAATATTCTCTTGCATTTCTTCATCTTTACAAATTACTTCTATTCTAAATAAACTTTCAATTTTATCTGATAAATCATTTTCTTCTGATTTTATTTCTTTAACGCTTGGCATATCCAATCCCCAACTATCCAATTGCTCAACATCCCATTCACTTGCAAGTATATCCCAATCCCATTCGCCACCGCTAACATTATCTTTAATAAGAAATTCCTTTTGCTGGTCTTCTGTTAAGTCAACTACCTTATATGGCGGTTCTTTTATCCCAGCTTCAATGCACGCTTTGTATCTCATATTGCCACCTAAAATAATCCCATCTTTATTGACTACGATAGGTCTGATGTCAAGCATCTCGGGAAAGTCCTTTATTGATTGAACTAACTTTTTAAATTTATCATCCTTAATTATCCTAGGATTATTCGGGTTTAATTTTATTTTCATAATACTTTTGACAATGCTTTTTGTAACGAAATCATTACTGAACGAATACACGAACCACATCCATTCGGACTCTTATTAGTCTTATATATTCGATTGTGTACGTCATATAATACCTTCAATTCATCCATCTTATATCCGTGCGTTATATCGAGAATAATCTTTCTATTCTCTAATAATATCTCTTTATCTTCTTGTGTGATTGTCATTGTCATTTAATTTCTACTTTGTTTTGTTCTAAAAATTTATATATCTCTTGAGTTAGCTTACCACATAACCAGGCTTGCGCTTCTTCGTCTGTTATGTCTCGTGGTTCGGTTACTTTGATAACTAAATGATAAATCTCATGTGCTAAAGTGTTATGGGTTAAATAGTCATCGTTAATCAGTATGAAGTATTCACTTAAATTGAAATAGAATACTATTCCTTCAACTTCATAATCAATCGTGAAAGGTTGCTTATTCTTTGTGGATATCCGTTTAATGTCTTTGTTGATATCTAATGATAGGATAAAATTTACCTTACAATCATATACATTTAGTTTAATTACCTTTCTCATGTAGTTAGTCTTTTGAATAACAATTCACCAAGATAACTAGCGACAAAACTAAACAAAACAATATTAAATATCGAAGCTCCATTAATTATCAATACTATCATCGTTATCCAAAACGGCAGGCACGTCGGACACTTTAGAGGCTTTCCTTCTAGGTTTCTGTTTGTCAGTATTGATAATATCTTCACTACTTTCGCATATATCGGATTCAGTATCAGTGCTATCGTTCCCATCGATATTAGCGCCGTCAATAATAATAATTTTATCATCTGTATTTAGTTTATTGCGTGAATAATTACTTGTGCGTTCAAAGTCATCTTCATTACATGAAAAGACTATATCTATGTTTTCAAATTTCCATTTCATAGTAGTAAATATATATTTTAGTGCATTTTAATTATAATCGGTAATTTGCCATCAATAACCACGCCGCAAGCTATTTGAGGCGGTGCGTAATTTTTAGCGTAAGCCATTGCGTAAGCCTTCGCATCCACTCCGCAACCTACTTGCATTCCGAATACGTTGTTAATATATTCGATATAGCATTTCGTATGTGTATGCCCAGCCACCACTGAACGAAATTGGTTCTTTGCTTTCATAAATGCCGTTGCGCCTTCTCCGTGTACATAGTAAACACCATCAATTATTTTATCAGTAGTAAAATTCCAAGTTGGCACTTCAAGTACGTCTTTAAATTCCTTAATCCATTTTGCGCTTATTCCGTTGGCTAATGCCTTGCGGGCTACTATTCTGTCGTGGTTACCGATGATAACTGTTCCATTTGGGAACGCCTTGTGCCATTTGCGTAACTTCTTAATTGACGCATTAAGCTCATCTATTGCGCTCAATCCATCGGGATCCGTGCTATGAAATGAGCTAAAATGTGAGTCAATAATGTCTCCTATGAATACTACCTTATCACATTTGAAATCTTTATATTGTTTTTTACAATGTTCAAGATAGCCATCTAAACAAAATGGTTCGTGAATGTCTCCGATTACTAATACTCTGCTCATAATTTGCGTAATATTTTGCGTACTTTTTTAATGGTTATGTCAACACTTGAACGAGGTATGCCAGTTTCACGAGATAGGCTCGAAATGGTGTGTTGTTTATCTGAAAATATCTTGAATAGTTCTTTATCGTACCATGCCAGGTCTTCTAATGCTTTAATGTATTCAAGCTCGTGCTGGTCGTATTCTTTATACTCAATAATGTCATCAGTTATCTCATTTGATTTCTGATTGAAAAACATTTTATAAAAAGGGCCTGTATTTGAACGCCATTGAGTAAGCATTATACGAACTACATAAAAACGAACGCCACCACTATTGATTATTTCTTCATAGTTCTTTTTAGAATATAGTTCCTCTAAAGCATAGTGAAGTAAGTCCATATGTAGCTCATGGTTGTTAGTAATCTTCTTACTAGCTTCAATTAAGATAGGATATTCTTGAACTATATCAGTCAATTATGATTCATTTGGAAAACAAAGTTAGTGTATTATTAATTGACTAAAATTATATTATGTTCATTCTTTAATTCAAATAACTTTTCTTTAACATCTTCAATGTCTACCATACCATCTGTATTTTTCCAATGTCTGAAAAAATTATGAAATAATTCGAATAAAAAAGCGTCCCTATTTTGCGCTTGAAAGTACGGCATCAGCTCGTTTTGGTCTTCACCTGTAATTTTAAATTCTATCTGCATATATTAATTTTTAAATGTTTCATCGTACCATTCAATAAAGTCATCAATATTTCGAGCTATTACATAAATACCCCCAGCTTCATTGATTGAATGTTCATACTTCTTTTGGTCCTCGCTTTGTCTATCCTTGCCATACTTAACCTCGATTTTCACACTAACTCCTACTTTCATGTTATTTACTACCATTGGAATAGTTGCGCTTATATCAGCGCTCCCTTTCGTTCCTGTACCCTTTTGCCAGCTAACCGAACCAACTACCCTTGTAAATCCTAAAACGTCTTTGACTGTCTTTGTATTGTCAATACGTCTTCCCATTGTATTGATTCTTTCAGCTTGACCGCCTTTGAATGTAATCCAGTCGATTATGCACCTTGTCAAACCATTCGCTCCGTTGTCGGTTTTCGTGTAATGGCTAAAACTTTTGATGTCATCTTCTGTCCACGTTGGGTATTTTCTTATGAGATGTTCACGCTTAGCTTGTAGGAATTTTTTTTTGGTTTCTCTATTCATATTATATTTTTTTAAATGTTACACTGCGTTACATAAATGTTACACTTTTTTAGGGCAAAATGTTACACTTTAGTATTGATAATCAATGAGTTATGAAAAAATAGTGTAACATGTTACACTTTTTGAAAATTTTAATTTTTTTTTAGATTTCATTTTTATTTTTCTTTTTTCTTGATGTTACACAATGTTACATGTTACAATTGATTATCAATGAGTTATGATTTTTTCATGTTATAAAATGTTACACTTTGTTACACTTTTTTCTCGATTTCGTTTATGTAACGATAAATTTGTTGACGTGACACTCCTAGCATTTCAGCAGCAGCATTTTTATTCAAATTGGGATTACTTTCGTACATTTCGATAAATTTCTGCTTGATGGTCTTATTTTTTGCATTGTAGATAACATCCTTAATCTCTTTGTGCTCGATTGAATTTACTTTGACTTTCTTTGCCATTTGGATAAAATACTTTGATAGCTTTTCAGCCTTCAAAATTGCGTCTTTATTCACTATGTAAGGGTCTTTATGCTTAACATCCATGAAGTAGTCCAAAATGTGTATTAAAAGCGCAAATCGAGGGATATAAGACTTTTGTTTTGGTAACATACTTTTCATATACTCGTTTTCATCGTCTGAATTTTGCACATTCGTAATGTCATTAAAGATTCTTTCCCATTCAATTTTAGCTTCTGCATCCATTTTAGCATTCTTAACTAGGATTTCAGCGTCCTGGTCGTATTCAATCAAAGTGAATTTAACGTGCTCATAAATTCCGATTATAAAAGTTTCGTACCATAATAAAGTCGCTTCGTGCATTTCGTTGGTGTTATAGCTTTCAATCTCTAACTCGGGCATACTTACTAACATCCTATCAACAAATCCATTCTCTTTGTTTTCAGCCGTATAGGATTGTTCTAATATCCCAGGTTGAATACCTCCCAATACTGGAATGAAAGGTTTTTCAACAAATGAAGATTTTGCGGTCTTTCGGTTCATGCTTACACTCTTACCACTCCACGAGCTTAACCAAAATTCAAGGTCGGATCCAGCACGATACTTATTCATATCTTTGAACCATCCAGCAAGTTCATCTTTAAATACTCCGACTGCATTTTTTGATTCTTGATGTAAATCAACTAAGGCTTCCAAAGTAATATCATTGGCTATAAATTGATTTTTTATAGGCTTCTTTGTTTCTTCTTTTTGCTTTTGTTCATCAGCGGTTAACTTTGAATAGGCTTCGTATTTATCATATTGTTTGATGTACTCTTTTATTCTCTTTGAGTTGATTTTTTGGAGTGGATAAATAATATTGCTAATACTTGGCGTCTTACCCAAACCCGCCTTACCAACGATGGCAATCCATACGTTGCAAGTTTCGTACCATCCACGCTTAACTTCAATCTGAATTGAATTTCCTACAATAACTGAAAGTAACCATAACATTGAACATCCCATGTAATCAATTGAGCTATCCAAAGTTTTATTACATTCAATCATATACTCTTGAATGTCTTGTGGAAAAATATCAATAGGAAAATTCAAATCATCTGCATTGATATTGATTATTTCTTTGTCTTCAATAGCTTTCTTTTTAGTTACAATTCTACTTCCATAACCTTGATTGTATAAATCTTTTGCGGCTTCTTTGCAATTTCCATTATGATTCTTTATTGCGTATGCACTGAAAGGACTTATTAGTTTTTCGTTTGGGTATATAGTGCCAGTCGAAAACAAGTACATACAATTTGAGTTTCTATAAACATAACCGCTTTGCACACTCGTAGCTCCGTGGCGCAAAATTATGTAATGGTTTGCAAGTTTCTTAACTATTTTGAAGTCCGAACCAATAACATCAAAAATGTCGGTTTTATCATTATAGTCTTTCCACGGAGTGATT